AATTTTGTTTGTCTTAACAATTGTAAAGGTTTGTCTAAAATGAGTAAGATTTCATTACCTGCAGTGGTTGCTAACTCCGATGTGACTATAGAGTTTAACATCTGGTCAGAGGAGGGATGCTGGTACATCGATTTTGATACCCTCGAAGTATGGTATCTAGCGCCCACAATCAAGCCAGAGGAGCGCCGATGGGTAAACATTGTAGACTGTATGTCCGAAGAACAGCTCAAGGACATTGAGATACAAGCCCATGACCAGCACGACATCGTAGTGAGTCAACTACACGAAGAAGGGGCTTTTCCATGAGCACATTCGTGCGTCACTTACCCTGTGATAATTGCGGGAGTAGTGACGCTAACAGCCTCTACGATGACGGGCATACGCACTGCTTCAAGTGTGGACATACCGTGTTTGAAGGTGAACATGATAGGAAAACATCGATGCGGGACGCAGTAGCACCACGGAAGGTCGAGATTCGGGGACAGATTAAAAGTATCCCTGATCGTGGTATCAGTCAACAAACTTGTGAGAAATTTGGAGTCACTCAAGATTCAGAGCGCCACTATTACCCTTATGCTGACGCAGCCGGAACTATCGTTGCTCTCAAGCTACGAACGGTTGCGGATAAAAGCTTCTCCATTGCAGGAAGCTTCGGATCTGCCTCTCTATTCGGTCAACATCTCTTTCACGGAGGTGGGAAGTACGTCACGGTATACGAAGGAGAACTTGACGCACTGGCAGGATACCAACTTACAGGCAGTCAATGGCCTAGTGTCAGTATCAGGAACGGAGCACAAGCAGCTTTAAAGGACTGCAAAGCCCAGTACGAATGGCTCAACAGCTTCGAGAACATCGTTATCTGCTTCGATGCCGATGAACCGGGACAGAAAGCTGCTAAAGAGGTTGCAGAGCTATTCGGACAGAAAGCCAAGATTGTCAAGCACAAGAGTGGCTACAAGGATGCTTGTGAGTACCTGCAAGCAGGAGCTACGAAGGAATTTGTCAATGAATGGTGGAAGGCTGAGACATACATCCCTGATGGTATTGTCAATGCCGCAGATCTCTGGGAGGAAGTCAGGAAGCCAGAGCAACCTGCGGAGGCTATGTATCCTTGGAAGGGCTTGAACAAGCTGCTGTATGGCCTGCGGAGGGCAGAACTGATTACGGTCACCGCAGGGTCTGGACTGGGTAAGAGTCAATTCCTGCGTGAGATTCTGTACCATCTGCTCAAGACTACTCAGTGGAACATCGGAGGATTGTTTTTGGAGGAATCTACACGAAAGACAGCCCGTAGTATCATGTCTCTTCACGCGAACAAGCTACTACATTTGCCTGACACTCCGGTGACAGAAGAGGAACTAAAGGATGCATTCAATGCTACTCTTGGAACTAACCGTGTTTATCTCTTTGACCATTTTGGTTCTAGTGATGTTGAGAACATTGCTAACCGAATCAGGTACATGGCTAAGGGTTTTGATTGCCGTGTTATTTTCTTGGATCATATTTCTATTGTTGTTAGCGGTCAGGACTTAGGAGATGAACGAAAGGCCATAGACAACATGATGACCAAGTTAAGAACACTGGTGCAGGAGCTGGAGATTACTTTGATCTGTGTCTCGCACCTGCGTAGGCCACAGGGCAATGCAGGCCATGAGGACGGGCAAGCAGTGTCTCTATCTCAACTCAGAGGCTCTGGAGCGATTGCCCAGTTATCTGACGCAGTAATTACACTGGAGAGGAACAGCATGGCTGAGAACGAACAGGAAAGACACAAGACTAAGGTTGCCGTAGCAAAGAATAGATTCAATGGCTACACCGGGCCAGCCTGTGACTTGCAATACGTCAAAGAAACTGGTAGAATGTTAGAGATGCAAGAGGAGACACTATGACCATTGAACACCTAATTGTAGGAGCTACAGGAATAGGTTATCTCATCGTAGGTGTGCTACAATGGAGCAAGGGTGAGCTATCGAATGGCATGATCTGGACAGGTTATGCGTTTGCACAGGTAGGTCTATGGCTTAATTTGAAGTGAAGGATACGTATGAGGCTAGTCCTCGACATCGAAACGGATCTATCTCACAAGAAGATCCACTTGGTAGTAACGAAAGATATTGACACAGGCGAAGTAAAGACATGGAACGAAGCAAAGCCATTTCAGGACTTTATAAAGGACGCTACATTGATCGTAGCTCACAACGGCATCGGATTCGACTTTCCAGTGCTGAACAGGCAATGGAATACGAAGATAGGCTTGAAGAAGGTATTCGATACACTGATAGTAAGCAGGCTTCTAGATCCGAGCAGGGAACAAGGTCACAGCCTAGAGTCATGGGGGAGGACACTGGGGTTTCACAAGATTGACTACCCCGCCGTGTGGCAGTGGATGATGGACAGGAGGCAGGAGTATGACGGAGAGTGCTTTGATAAACCCTTGGTGGGTCTTCTGGAGCATTATTGCATTAGGGATGTTGAAGTTACTGCTAAACTGTATCTTCACCTATGCAATGAACGGGATCAGAAACAGTTTTCGCAAGAAAGTGTTGAACTGGAACACAAGGTTGCGGCAATCATAGCGGAGCAGGAACGAAATGGATTCAAACTTGATACCATCTACGCAACCGTGTTACTTACTGACATCAAAGGAAAGATGGCAGGAATATATGAACAGATGCAGCAGAGATGGCCTGCCTATGAAGTTAAGAGAATCAGTGAGAAAACAGGAAAGGAACTCAAGCCTTTGCTGGTTACTTTCAACCCCGGATCAAGAAAGCAGATCGGAGAAAAGCTAGTTGAGTTAGGGTGGAAGCCAAAGCAGTTTACCGAGACAGGACAGGCTATGGTCGATGAGAACATACTTTCAAAGATCAACATCCCAGAGGCTAAGATGATTGCAGAGTATCTGATGCTCCAGAAAAGGGTAGCACAGATCGAAAGCTGGATTGAGGCTGTAGGGGATGACGGGAGGGTTCACGGTAAGGTTATCACCAATGGTGCAGTGACAGGCAGGATGACGCACTCAAGTCCTAACATGGCACAGATTCCTAACGCAGGATCAGTGTATGGACACGAGTGTCGTGAGTGTTGGACTGTTGACGATGGTAATGTCTTGGTAGGCTGTGATGCTTCAGGATTAGAACTTCGTATGCTTGCTCACTACATGAAGGATGATGATTATGTCAGAACAGTTACTGAAGGAAGCTCAAAAGAGGGAACAGATGTTCACACAGTCAATCAACGATCTGCTGGCTTACCAACAAGGGATGCAGCAAAGACCTTTATCTACGCTTTCCTTTACGGAGCAGGTGATAGTAAAATTGGCTCCATCGTTGGAGGAACTGCTAAAGATGGCTCTAGACTTAAATCAAAATTCCTTGCTCAAACACCATCCCTTGCCAGACTTCTTGAACGAGTCGGAAAGCAAGCCACAAAAGGATGGGTTCCGGGGCTTGACGGTAGACGTATTTGGGTCAGAAGTGAACACGCAGCCCTTAACAGCCTCCTACAAGGGGCTGGAGCAATCGTGATGAAGAAGGCATTGTGTATCTTCTATGACCAGATCAAGGCAAATAAATGGCCTGTGAAACTAGTCGCTAATGTACACGATGAATTCCAGTTTGAATGTCCTGCACAGACAGCTGAAGAGGCAGGCAAAGCAGCCCGTCAAAGCATCATAGATGCAGGGACGTATTTTAACCTGAGATGTCCTTTGGACGGGGAGTACAAGATTGGCAAAACATGGAAAGAAACACACTGACAACGATGTCGTAGGACAGATTATAATAAATTTGTATACAGATAGCTTCGAAGTCAATATCACAGATAATGTTGATATGATGACGATCTGGGCCGTGGCAGCAGGAATACAAGAATATTTGGAAAATGTTGCCGAAGACCTTGACAAAACAGACAAAATTCGGTTACAATAGATGTACCGCAAAAAAAGGAGATAGAAATGACTTTTACACTTGAAGATCACGAAGCAGCCTTCATTGTTCGTGTTATTGGGCAGTTGCCTACCGAGTCTGGTGCTTTTCCGTTGCATCAGAAGCTCGTGGCACAGTTCACCGAGCAACAGAAAACTGAAAACAGCGAGACTGTGGCGTAATCGGTAGCCGCAGCAGACTTAAAATCTGCCGCTTATTGCGTGAGGGTTCGAATCCCTCCAGTCTCACCAACCCGCTGCAATGCAGCAAACTTAAAGGAAAATGAAATGGATATGAAACCTGTAAAGATCGGTGGCGAACTCTTCTGGGCTAACTGGATGAATAACTTCAACACGAAGTTTAACGAAGACAACAAGAAGTATGAGTGTACCATCGGTAATCTTTCAGACAAAGCTGCCGAAGCTTTGAAAGAGCTTGGCATCCAGATTAAAGAGAAGGATACGATGGGTAAGTACATTGTAGGCAAGAGCCTGTATGTGTTCGAACCTGTAGACAAGGACGGTAAGCCGGTGGATATTACCAAGATCGGTAACGGTACGAAGGTTA